CAAACAATTAAAACTTGAGCGGCAAATATTAAAGGAGGCGGCGGTCTTCTTCGCGAAAGAAACGAAGTGAAGTATTCGTTCATCACCCAAAAGAAGAAGACCTGCCCGGTCGGCGTAATGTGTCGGCTATTGGGTGTCAGTCGCAGTGCTTACTATGACTATGAACAACGCCGTTGCGATCATTTTGATGATTTGTGCCACAGGCAACTGCTTGATGCTGTGCAGAATATTGCAAAATCATGCGATTACACCTATGGCAGTCGCCGCATGAAACAAGCGCTAAATGCCTTAGGCTATTCGATTAGCCGCTGGAAGACGAGAAAATTAATGCGTAAGGCTCTCGTCACTGTCAGGCATCGAAAGAAATACAAGGTGACGACAGACAGCGATCACCAGTTGCCGGTGTTTGAAAACCAATTGAATCGGCAATTTGATGTTGCCAAACCGGATCAAGTTTATGTTTGCGATATCACATACATCTGGACACAGGAAGGCTGGCTGTATCTGGCAATCGTAATAGATTTGTTTTCCAGAAAGGTAGTTGGTTGGAGCATGAGCTCACGGATGAAAGCAACACTGGTTTGTGATGCATTGCGAATGGCTATCTGGCTGCGTCGACCACCGCCAGGCCTGATTGTGCATTCGGATCGTGGGTCGCAGTATGCCAGCAAAGCATACCGCAATCTGCTGAAAGCATATGGTTTTATTGGCAGCATGAGTCGCCTGGGAAATTGTTGGGATAACGCAGTTGCGGAAAGTTTCTTTGGCAGCCTCAAGCAGGAACGTTGCCAATGGCGACATTACCAAACCCGCTATGAAGCACAGCAAGACATTTTGCAGTATATCGCCGTATTTTATAACAACCAGAGACTGCATTCATACCTGGACTACAAAAGCCCAAACCAATATGAGGCAGAAGCAGCAAAATCGATAAAAGCAGCTTAACTGGAGTGTCCGGTTTTACTTGACCAGGTCAAGCGCTCGCATCGCCCTTAAGATATAACCTTAAAAGCCTAAGTGAAGGTTCCGGAATTGCCTTAGTCCTTTTTTTCCATTTCTTAATGACTTTTAGATCTTCACCAGTGATTCTTTCGATTTCTTCTATGCTGATGCCAAATATTAGCTCGTTCATTTTCTCAACCTAAGAGCAAGAACCAAATCATTACAAATTTCGAATGATTTTCATTTCGACAAAAGAAAGCCGACAAGCAATGTATTCAAAAGTTGTTATTGCTTGTCGGATATGAGGATATTGCGAAACCCCTAAACAGCTTATCCAGAAACTCTGAAAACTTATCGTATTTTCTGCGGAATTTATTTTAACATAATACAAATAGTGCCCCCACTACTTGGTGCCTGGCTTGCGTTTGCGGGAGGAGGTGTCATTATGGAAGTGACACCTACTAAATATAGGGCTGCTGTGATTGTCGCTGCTCTAGAAAAGCAGCTTTCTAAAATTTTTCTTTTTTTCTCGTCTTTTTCTGTCACTAGGTTGCTTGCTGCAATAACTTTTAACCTATCTTCTCCAATGTAGTCAGCGAGAATTATACAAGCATCAACTGGCATTCCTCTTTTTCCGGCTTTTATTGATCTGATGTTATTGCTTGATGTATTTAGCAATTTTGCAAGCTCTATCTGCATTCCTGCCTTTTTCTCTGCTTTTTCTATGTAGTTTTTCATATCCATAGTAGTAATCTCCTATTGACAGCTTCAGAATTGCTGCTCTATTATAGCTTCATATTTGAAGCTGTATGACGATTCAACAATCATATAGTTCAAGTTTCCATAAGTCAAACGGGGGTATTAATGAATTCTTATCTCGAAGCTATAAAACAAGCCACAGACAACAGCAAATTTCCTGAACTCGGCGACGCATGGCGTAACTATCACCCCAATTCAGTTTTATCAGACAGTGATTATCCAGAATTAACCGACACAAACGAGCAACAGTAGCAAGGGTTCTGTGTAGAGCGACGAGCGCAGCGAGCGAGCGAAACACAGAACAATCTTTTCTTAAATCTACCAAGGAGCAAAAAACCATGAAAACCCAAGTACTCGGAGTCAAAAGAATGTCAGGAACCGCCAAAGAATCAGGAAACCCTTTCGATATGGGCGCGCTTTTAGTGATTGTCCCTATCGAAAATGTCTCAAATGCAAAATTTAGCGTTCAGGGATACGGTTATGAAGTTGGCGAAATGATTTTAGACCCGGAATGCATCAAGCAATTTGAGCATTTTAAATTCCCTTGTGCTTTAGAACTTGAAATGGAAATGGTCAATTACCGGGGAAAAATTTCACAGTTGGTTACCGGCACTTCGACACCTGCGCCGGTCAAGTCAGTTTCCAACGGCTAGTAACACTACGCCGTTCAGTCGCAATTTGCGACTTTTTACTAATTTGTGACTATTTTTAACTCTTAAATTTTCGAGCATGGCTAATGAAATCTTCATCGATTGGATCACCATTTCTCAGTTACATACAGAATCGGAACTCTTTCCAGTTTATACCGGTGGAATCAACGTTGATTATGACCCCCTTGGAAATGCTCGTTTTGAAAGAGTTCGCCCCGCGTCTTTTCCTGGGTCTTTCGAAACAAGCCTCCGTATCAAAAGTGACGGTCATCATATTTCACTCAGTGGAAACGTGGGCCGGTTTTGTCGCAAAGACAACCTGTTCAATTGTGGATGGCAAGAAACCCTTGGAAAATGTAATCGAATACTCGTATCTCGAAGCCTACCAGCTTTTAATTCCGGAAAAGTTGGGCATGCAATTGGTGAGTCGGGGACACCATCGGCGCGAGTATCTCGTATCGACCTCACCGCCAACTTTGCGACGGGTTCAGAATCACAAGCAAGACACCTTGTCCGATGGCTTGCAACTCGGTCTGTTTCCAGGATGAAAAAAGGCCGGGCAGGGGATGAGTCTGTCTGGTGGGTGAATTCTCGGCACATGCTCAAAGCCTACATCAAACACATTGAAATGTTAAAGCATGGTTGCAGCCCGGATGATCCGGTTTATCTCTGGTGTAAAGAACAAGGAGTGGTAAGAGTGGAAATCGAACTTAAACGTAGATTGTTGGCAGATCTCAACATGGTTGAAATCGATGATATCAACGACGAAAAGCTCATTCAGGTTTTTCACGAACAAACGGAAATTTTCAACGCAGTAGACCGCAGCGATGAGCCAGACATTCTTGACTCAATTCCATCGAAAAGCCGTATTTATGCGGCTGCTTGGATGGCAGGACAAGATCTTTCTAATATGGCACATCGTGCAACCCTTTTCAGACATGCAAAAGTCTTGAGGGAATATGGCATAGACATTATGGAACCGCGCAACGTTGAAACCTTCCCCGTCAAGGTTCGAATCGTTGAAATGAAGCCTTTGTCTATGCCCGACTGGTACAGCCTAGAAGACGATACCCCGCATTTGAAGGTAGTAGGGGAGTGATTCCAGCCCATACGCTCTAATTCGGGGCGTATGGGGTGCAATCCCGCACCATTTAACTTTAGGAGTATTAATTATGTTTTCAACTTTGCGTAAATACGCCGTGATGGCAGTAGGCGCTTTTCTTGGCTTCTTTGGGGTTGCTGTACATGCTGCTGTTCCTGCCTCGGTAACAACCGGCATTACTGACGCTGTTGCAGACGTTGGCACCATTGGCGCGGCCATTTTAGGTGTCATCATAGTTATAGCTGCATTTGGTTGGATGCGTCGGATGGTCAAGTAGTCTTTTAATAAAGACTGCATAACGGGGGGTCAAGATTCTTTGTCCTCCCTTTTTTTAGGTGATTATCATGGGCTATCGATTTCAAAACCAATGCTACGAAACGAAACAAGATTTTATGAATGCGCTTTCTCAGACCTGTACGGCTCCAAGCGGTGCGGCCGGGCTTTCTTCATATTTCACGGTATGTACAGCTAATGCGGACAACATAACAGTCCAAGCCTACCAACTGACAAATGGTACTGCTCAAACCGCTTTTACCATAACACCTCAATTAATTACCTGTGATTTTTCCCCTCCTTACACTAACTCTGATGTGATTCAGGTGTCCTGGCTGGTCGTGAGTGTTTGGGTCGTGGCCTGGGGCATTAAAAAAATGGCGGAGGTAATAAAAAAATGATCGACTATTCGAACCTATCCTTATTTCTAGCAATCCTGGGGGCTGCATGGATACTTTTAAACTAATCCTCTTTTTTGTTCTTTTATCGCAATCTGGATTCGTCTTTTCTCAATCCGTGTTTGATATGGGCGAGCACTCCGGGATCATTCGCGACTCAACCGGCAATTACTCACAAGTAAGCGCGAATGGTTCTGTTCGCTCATTGACCAGCAATACAGCTTTAGCACTGGTAGAGAAGCCCATCATTCAAACCTCAAAGGGTGCATTGGAAGTTACTCTCAATCGTGCTGCTTCTGTAGATATTTCCCGCCTGGGTGCTGCCGTCTCGAAATTTGCTCAACGGGTTGGACCATTAGCAATGGCACTTAGTACGGCGCAATTGATTTGTGATCTCTCTAATATTTGCAATTCAAATGGTATTTGGACAACTAACGTTCCAGATACACCGGATTTTCCTAGTTCCTATCCTTTAACCGGTGGAAAGTGGCAGGGAAATACTCCTTCTACTTTTCCAAATCCTACTTCTGTATGTTCTGCTCGTGATTTTTTAGATATTAACTTTGGTCCGGGTTTTTCCTTTGATCATATGGAGTTTATACAGGATGGTGTTTATCAGTGTTTCGCCTTCCGTACCTCTGAACCTGGTACGGGATCTTTTCCGGGGACACATGCCGCGCGTCTGCCCGGTTGTGCTGACGGTTACACCGAAACAGGTTCAAACTGCGTTAAGGATGCAGCCGGTTCAAATGCTGCCACTCCTTCCGATTGGTCAGCCAAAGAATCCGCACTTAATAACTCTGGTTTTGTACCTGAGCTATTCAGTCAAGGTTTATCGATCCCGGTGGGAACGCCTACTTTAACCGGTTCCCCTGTCACTGTTCCATTGGGTAGTACAACAAAAACACTTAAAGACGGTGCTGGAAATACTACCGGCTCGGAAGTAACAACAGATTCCTTATCCATCACCGATGGCGCAACCAGTGACAACCCCAACAGAATCAACCTAACGCAAACCACAATCACAAACAACTACAACACCAGCAACGTCCTAACCTCAAGTTCTACCACGGTGACAGACCCACAACAACCCAAGACAGACGGAATAGAAATTGAAATAGACAACATGACAGACCAGCCATTGGAGCAGCAAGCCATACCCGGAATATTTACCCATACGTCATGGGGTTCCGGTTCCTGTCCGGGTGATCGTTCGGTTTCATATCACTACGGAACCTTAAACCTTAGTTTTCAGCCTGCCTGTGATGCGGCAATTGCACTGCAGCCGCTCGTTGTAATTCTTGCCGGTATTGCTGCGCTTTTCATAATCTCAAGAGCAGTCAGAAATGATTAAAGTACTTTTACCCCTGGCCAAGTTCTTCGAATCGAACATTGGTGCATTAGTCCACAAAGGATTAGCAGCGGCCGGTATTGGAATAATCAGTTATGCGGCTGTTACCACTGCATTCAATGCGGCTCTTTCCTTCACTCAAACCAATTACAACAACCTGGCCGGGGACATGTTGGCCTTGATCGGCCTTGGCGGCATAGGTGAAGCCATGGGCTTAATTGTCGGCGCTATGACATTCAAACTCACCATGACAACTGTTAAACGATTGGGACTAAAACAATGAGCATCTCTCTACTTACTGCGGTCCCTGGTGGTGGCAAAACTTCTTACGCGGTGTGGAATGTCATAAAAGAAGCCCACGAACAAGGAAAAATCATCTACACGGTAGGAATTCCGAAACTCACTATTCCAACGATAGAATTATCATACGACCAGGTAAGGCAATGGTTCAAGACATCACCGAACGAGGAGGGCTTGCCTGAACTTCTTAACCTTGAACATGGTTCGATCATTGTTATTGATGAAGTCCAGCGCATCTGGCCGGCCACCGGCTCCAAGATTTCGGACGACATTAAAGAACTGTCAGTCCATCGTCATTACGGGCTTACTTTCTTCCTGATAACTCAAGCGCCAAACCTCATACACCGTAATGTTCTCGCGCTGGTAGATCGTCATTTGCATATTGGCGTGAACTGGGCAGGGCGCAAAATATACGAATGGTCGGAATATTGCCGCTCGCCTTCCACCAAAACAAGCAAAGATACTGCGGTAACCTTTAACTATAAGCTGCCTAAAGAATCCTTTGCTTTATATCATTCTGCCACGCAGCATGTAAAAGCTAAGAAACGCGCTCCGATGACGTTTTATGTTTTTCTCGTTGCCATCCTTCTAACCATTGCATTTGCATACTTTGGCGTTCAGCGGGTTGTTGCTAAAACTAATCCGGATACTGAAATTATCTTAACTGACGAAAAACCGATAGAGCAGCCGGTCATTGTTACACCTCAGCCGGTCCAGCCTGTGGAATCACCGCGTAACCTGTTTGATGTCCAATTACTGACACATGACATTGACTGGTCAATGGTATCCGCCTGTTTAGCCAGTCCTAAACTCGGATGCGTTTGTTACGGCCAATCCGGGCAGCGTTTAGTTGTTCCAAAGGAATCCTGTGAACTGGCTGTTACCTCCGGCTGGCATCGCAAGAAAGGGTATTTATGAAAGAGGAGGGTAGTTATTTCTAGACAGTTACACTGTAACTTACAATATTCAAGGATTTCCGCAGCGCCACTTAATCCTACTTCACGCCCAAGGGTCGCGCCGCCGACCGGCGCGAAGGGTATGCACCCGAAAGGGGGCATGCTGCCCGAACCCTAACGCGATGTTTGTTTATCCTGACTTCCCCTTATTGCTAAACAGAATTTGATTTTGATTCTGTGAGGTATAATCCTAGAAATACACTTATGAGGATAGAATCATGGAGCTTTCCGCCGTATTAACACCAGCACCAGAAGGTGGCTATGTTGCGTTCAATCCTGAGACAGGAACAACGACACAAGGAGAAACGGTTGAAGAGGCTTTGGCTAATTTAGCTGAGGCAACTGAACTTTACCTTGAAGAATTTCCATTGACCATATCGGCCCGTTCGCTATTGACAACCTTTCAAGTAACCGAACATGCCTAAATTACCTGTCATTTCTGCAGCGGAAGCGATTAAGGCTTTTGAGCGCTTAGGTTTTACCATTGTGCGTCAGCGAGGCAGCCATATCGTACTTCGGAAAGATTCTTCTGGTTGTGTCGTTCCAAACCATCGCCAACTGAAAGTTGGAACTTTGAGCGGGATACTTAAGCAAGCGGGAGTGTCTCCGGATGAATTCATCAAGGCGTTGCGCGCCTGATTTCCCTTATTTGAATTATTATCAGGAGAAATTATTTTGGACATTTTATTAGCTACAGTTGGCGCAGTACTAGCGTTTCTCACATTTGTAGGCGGACAATATGTTCTTAAGCTCGTAATTGAACCTGTTCAAGGGATGAAAAAGACGATTGGCGAAATTTCGCATGCCCTAATTGCACATAGTAAGATTCTTTCCAATTCGGAGGAAGGCTTTAGTGACGATCAGAAACGTAATGTGTTTGACCATCTGAATATGTTATCTGCACAGTTGCAAGCTTCTAATTATCTTATCCCCAAGTGCATAAGAAAAAATGATTGCAAATGTTTGCCGTGTTTATTTGATCTTCCTTCACAAGATAATATTTTTGAAGCATCTGAGCAGCTTCAATCTTTGGCAAATTGTTTATTTCAAGTTAAAAACGAAGATATAACGAGATCACATGTACATGTTACTGAATTAAAAAGGAATATTAGTTTAAATCTTGATATTTTTATTCCTAGAGCGAAAACCTGAGTGATTTATGTGTTTTTGAAACTCAACAGATTGTTATCACTTAAGGAGCTTTAGATGGGGTTTCTCAATAAACTTTTCGGATTCCGTTGGAGTCTTTACGTTGTCCAGAACGAAAATCAATTAGTGTATGCCATGCATGAGAACTCTGTCCTGCGAATGCTTGGCTATGTGATGGATTACTATGCTGACGGTGGAAGGCCCGTCGAGCCCTGGAGTTTACACATTAACTTCAATCATAATCACAAGTCAATAATGTTAGAACCAAAGCATTTCACTCCAGATGGAGAAAAAGCATCCCCTGAGCTTATTCGACAGATAGAATCCATAGACCCTGGTTGGCAAGTTAAAGGCGCAGAACCGATCTTTGAAGAAGTCGCTACAAAGAAACGCATCAAGATTATGAGTGCCCCTCCTGGTCACATTGACCTCCAAGAACTTTTTGATAACATACAAAAGCCTCGTGAACCTACCTTTTATACAGTGATGAATGTTATTTTTGGAAAAAAATAGAGTGGATTTTAGACTTTCTTGATACCCTTATTGATTTTCTACTTTGTTCATCCCGTTTTGCAGAAAGAAAAACGGGATGAATTTAAATGTAAAATCCGCTTCTGCTTGTAAACCATCCATTAACGGTTAACTAAATTAAGTAAAACTTCTCTGCAAAATCATACCAAACTTACTTTCTAGCACTAACTGCCGCCTATAGAAAGCGGTTTTAACCTCAAGATTATCAAACTCTTCATTACGATTTTTTAATTCTCGCTTTAGCAACTCAATTTCCCGCTCTAAGCTCCAAACCTTTTGACATTTCCAAAATAAAGCCCTGATTTCATGTGGAGGAAAACCATTTTTCCATTCAGGAACATAAAACAAATTATTTGAGAAACGATATCCTTTCCATTCCTCGCCCAATAAAGCGCTTGCATCGCCTTTAAGATACAACCTTAAAAGCCTGAGTGCTGGTTCCGGGATAACCTTAGTTCCTTTTTTCCATTTCTTAATCACTTTTTGATCTTCACCAGTGATTCTTTCGATTTCTTCTATGTTGATGCCATAAATTAGCTCGTTCATTTTCTCAACCTAAGAGCAAAGATTAGATCATTACAAATCTTAAATGATTTTCATTTCGATAAAAGAAAGCCGACAAGCAACGTATTCAAAAGTTGTTATTGCTTGTCGGATATACGGGTATTGCAGGAATGATGCGGGTTTTGAATAATGATTCAATGACTAACACTGGTATTTTGAAAACCCCTAAACAGCTTATCCAGGAATTCTGAGAATTTATCGAATTTTCTGCGGAACTGCTTTCTACGATTATTCAATTTAACATAATACAAATTATTGGCAATTGATACGGCTTAAGAAATGGCGTAGAAAAAGCGATCATATAGCTGATTCTTTACAAGAAGATTCCAGGCGTTTTTAGAATGTTAGTGAAGGAATCCCTCATCGGGTACCTTAGCCTGGAACTTATTGAGCTGAGTTATTCGATAATGATTCCACCACCCAGGCATACCTTGCTTTCATAAATGACAACAGATTGACCAGGTGTAACAGCCCATTGATCTTGTGCAAAATCTACTTGGCAATGATCCTGGGTTAAATTCGTAATCGTGCAAGGGGCATCAGTCTGACGATAGCGGTTTTTTGCGGCATAAACCCAGTTGCAATGCGGCTGTTTCCCGCTAATCCATGTTAAATCAGCAGCCTCTAGCGATGGTCGAAATAGATCAGGGTGATTATGGCCTTGTACTACAACTAAAATATTTCTAGACATGTCTTTGGCAGACACAAACCACGGCTCATCACTACCACCACGTGTTCCACCAATTCCTAATCCCTGCCGTTGTCCGATGGTGTAATACATCAATCCAATATGTTGACCGATCACCTTTCCTTCCGGGGTCTGGATTTCCCCTGACTCATGCGGGAGATAGCGATTGAGAAAATCCCGGAATGGACGCTCCCCGATAAAACAGATACCCGTGCTGTCTTTTTTGGAAAAATTGGGTAA